GACTCTACAAGTGCTGGCGCAAACTTAAACACAGATATTGCAGGTATTAATATTGATGAGGGTTGCGCACCTTCAGGTATTAACAATGCTATTAGAACACTCATGGCTCAAATTCGTGACTTACAGTCAGGTGTTAGTGGTGACTCTATTCCTGTTGCAGCAGGTGGTACTGGTTCTAATACAGCAGCTTCAGCTAGAAGCTCTTTAGGTCTTGTTATTGGTACAAACGTATTAGCTCCTCCTTCAGGCACAGCTATTTTAAAAGCTAACTCTGGTGGTGCTTTAGCAAATGCTACTGCAGGTACAGACTATGTAGCTCCAGCAACTGCAACTTCATTTACAGCTACTCAAACATTTACAGGTTCAACAACAGCTATCGGTGCAGTATTCCAAGATGCAGCAGAAGTTACAACAATATCAGCTACTGCAGCTACAGGCACAATTAACTATGATGTTACTACACAGTCAGTCTTATACTATACAACTAACGCAAGTGCTAACTGGACAGTTAATGTAAGAGGTAATGGCACAACATCTTTAGATACTTTAATGTCTACAGGACAAGCACTTACAGTCGTATTTCTAGTGACTCAAGGTGCAACAGCTTATTACAATAATGCTTTCACTATTGACGGTTCATCTGTAACTCCTAAATATCAAGGTGGTACAGCATGGACTTCAGGTAACGCTTCAGGTATTGATGCTTATTCATATACTATTGTTAAAACAGGTTCAGCAGCTTTCACAGTATTCGCAGCACAAACTCAATTCAAATAGGAATTAACAATGTCATTATTGTCAAGACTAGCCGTTCAAGCAGCAAGAGCTTATGGTGTATTAAATAAAGGCGGTGTATCTGCATCTTATCTTGTTGTTGCTGGTGGTGGTGGCGGTGGCTCTGGTGCTTATGGAGGAGGTGGTGGCGGTGCAGGTGGTTTACTCACTTCTATAACTACTTTATCTACTTTAAATACATACTCTATTGCAGTTGGTGCTGGTGGAGCAACTACAACAACATCAGGACAACAAGGTAATAATGGTAATAACTCAAGTATAAGCGGAACAGGCTTAACTACTATTACTTCTATAGGAGGTGGTGGCGGTGGAGGTTGGTCATTAAAAAACGGTTCATCAGGTGGCTCAGGTGGTGGGGCTGGTGTTGATGGAAGTAATACTGGAACAGGAGGTTCAGCTACTTCAGGACAAGGAAATATTGGCGGTAATTCTTTAGCATGGACAGGTGCAGGTGGTGGTGGTGCAGGGGCTGCAGGTTCTAATGCTGGTGGTAGTTCTACAAGTTCTCCAGGCGGTAATGGTGGGGTTGGTTCTGCATCATCTATTTCAGGTTCTTCTGTTTATTATGCAGGTGGTGGTGGTGGAGCTACATATTTAACTTCAGGTACTCCAGGAACAGGCGGTAATGGTGGTGGTGGTGCAGGTGGTAAGTCAAATGCTAACCCAAGAGGAACTAATGGTACTGTAAATACAGGCGGTGGTGGTGGTGGCGGCGGTGATAATGGAGCTGGTACAGGAGGTTCTGCTGGTGGTTCAGGCATAGTCATCATATCTTACACATCTGCTACACCTTTATTTATAGGTGGCACAATTACTACTTCAGGTGGTAACCAAATACATACATTCACAGCTTCAGGTTCATTAGTCCCTGCTACAGCAATTCTTAATGTTAGTTATTTAACAGTAGCTGGCGGTGGAGGCGGTGGCGGTGCTGGAGGTGGCGGAGGTGGTGCAGGCGGTCTTTTAACAGGCTCTACTACACTTTATTATCCAGCTACATATACTGTAACAGTTGGTGGCGGAGGTGCTGGAGGCACTTCTGCATATAACCTTGCAACTAATAGAGGTAGTAGTGGTACTAATTCAGTATTAAGCGGAACAGGTATAACTACCGTAACATCTACAGGCGGTGGAGGCGGTGGTGGTGGACAACAAGCATCTGCTGGAGCTGGTGTAGGTTTAACTGGTGGTTCAGGCGGTGGTGGCGGTGGTAGTGTTAGTGGCAGTAATTTTGCTGGCGGTTCTGCAACTGCATCTCCTACACAAGGCAATGCTGGTGGAACAGGAAGTGGCTCTGCTGGTGAATATGGTGCTGGTGGTGGTGGCGGTGCTAGTACAGTAGGTGTTGCTGGTACGGGTTCTGGTTCAGGTAATGGCGGAGCTGGTACTGCGTCAAGCATTTCAGGTTCATCTGTTACTTATGCTGGCGGTGGTGGCGGAGGAGCTTATACAGGTAACGTAAACGGTGCAGGAGGTGCAGGCGGAGGCGGTAAAGGTCAAGGTGCTACTGCTGCAGTTTCAGGTACAGCTAACACAGGCGGTGGCGGTGGTGGTAGCTCAGTTTCATATGGTGCTACTGGAACAGGTGGCTCTGGTGTAGTTATCATCTCATACGCTGGCTCACAAGTATTTACAGGCGGAACTGTAACATCATCTGGTGGAAACACAATACATACATTTACAAGCTCTGGTAGTTTAGTAGGTGCTTATTCTGTAGACTATTTAGTAATTGCAGGCGGTAGTGCTGGTGGTTATGATGGTGGTGCAGGTGGTGGAGCTGGTGGTTTAGTATCTGGCTCATTATATGTAGGCATAGGCTCTACTTATACAGTTACGATTGGTGCTGGTTCTACAGCAGTAGCTTCCAATGCTGTGCAACCTAATGGTTCTAACTCATCTTTAACTGGCACAACAACAGCAGTAGGCGGTGGTGGTGCAGGATGTTGGTTTAATGTATCAGGAGCTACTGGTGGTTCTGGTGGTGGTGCAGGAGCTAATACTGGTTCTCCTGGAGCTGGAACATCTGGGCAAGGTTTTGCAGGCGGTAACGCATTTAACGGTGGTGGTGCAGGCGGTGGCGGTGGTGCTGGAGCTGTAGGTGGTAATGGTGCAAGTGGGGTTGGTGGAAGCGGTGGTAACGGAGCTCAATCATCTATTACTGGAACTGCAACATATTATGCTGGTGGTGGTGCTGGATGGAATGATGGTGGAACTGCTGGAACTGGAGGTTTAGGTGGTGGTGGTAATGGTATTACTACTAGAACAGTAAACACTAATGCAGGTGCTACAAATACTGGCTCAGGCGGAGGTGGTGGCGGTGGCTCTGGAAATAAAGGTGCAAACGGAGGTTCTGGTGTTGCTTTTATTCGTGTACTTACATCTAAATATTCAGGCACAACTACAGGAAGCCCTACAGTTACAACAGATGGACTCTATACTGTGTTAAAATATACAGGCTCTGGAACTTACGTAGCTTAACTTAAAGGAAATAAATATGGCACATTTTGCTAAACTAGAAAACAACGTAGTAACTCAAGTAATAGTAGTATCTAACCAAGACATTCTTAACGAACAAGGTCAAGAGTCTGAAGAGTTAGGTATTAAATTCTGTTCTAACCTTTTAGGTGGAACATGGAAACAAACATCTTATAATGGCAACATTCGTAAGAATTACGCTGGTATTGGATACACTTATGACGAAGGTCGTGATGCTTTTATTGCACCTAAACCATATAACTCATGGTTATTAGATGAAACAACAGCACAATGGAAAGCACCTGTAGATATGCCTACAGATGATAAAAGATATACTTGGAACGAAGCAACAACATCTTGGGATGAAGTAACCGTTTAAGGAAAATGAATGCCTACGCAAAGGATACAATTTACAGAGTGGTTACCAGACCAGCCTACTACGACTGGAGCATTACTAGAGGCTAATAACGTCTATCCACTAACGATAGGCTATGGTCCATTTCCATTATCTGCTGACTATTCTACTGCTGCTAGTGAAGACTTAAATAGCGTAGTTGCAGCTAAGTTTAACTTAGAGACACAATTATTTGCAGGTGGTACTACTAAACTATTTAAGTTTAACCCAGCTAATGCAGGTTTAGTAGATGTAAGTAAGTCAGGTGGATATAATAGTTCTACACGCTGGAGCTTTACACAATTTGGAAGTACAGTATTAGCATCTAATAACCAAGCTAAAATACAAGCATGGACAGTAGGTGTTTCTAGTGCTTTTGCAGACGTATCTGCTACTGCACCTGTAGCTAAATTTATTACAGTAGTTCGTGACTTTGTAGTGGCTGCTAATATTAGTGGTACACCTAACAAAGTACAATGGTCAGACATTAATGATGAAACTGACTGGACTTCAGGCGGTGCATCACAAGCCGACTATCAGTTGATTGCCGAGGGCGGTAATATTACAGGTATTACAGGTGGAGAGTTTGGTATTGTCTTACTAGAGCGTTCCATTATACGTATGACCTATATTGGCTCACCATTATTCTTTCAGTTTGACGCTATCTCACGTAACTTAGGTTGCAATACACCAGGTTCAATTGCACAATATGGACCTAACACATACTTCTTGGCAGATGACGGTTTCTATGGTTGTGACGGTACTAATATATATAACATTGGTAACGATAAAGTAGACGAATACTTTTACGAAAACATGGCTTTAGCATTACAGGACACTATTAGTGCTGCTATTGACCCAATTAGAAACATTGTAATATGGAATTATCCTAATACTAACGGTGGTCGTTCACTTCTTATCTACAATTGGTTAGTTAAGAAATGGTCTACTGCTGATACTACTTCAGAGTACGTTGTATCACTAGCTTCATCTACTATTGCATTAGAAGGTTTAGATGCTTACGGTACTATGGACTCATTACCTGCTTCACTAGATAGTCGTATTTGGTCAGGTGGTAAATTCTTATTTGGTGGTGCAGACGGTGCTAAAATTGTTACATTTACTGGTGCTAACTCTACTGCAAACATTACTGTAGGTGAAATGGAATTTGGATATAACTCTATAGTCACTAATGCTAGGTCTCAAATAGACAATGGTGCAGTTACTATGGCTATAGCATCACGTAAACAATTAAATGGAGCTGTTACTTATAGTTCTACAGTTACACAAAACTCAGATGGCACATGCCCACTAAGGTCTTATGGTCGTTATCATAGAATTAGAGTAACACCTACAGGAACATGGACACATGCTATATCTGTAGACGTAGACTACACACCAAGTGGCGGTAGATAATGTCTAGGGACATGTACCGTAAACTGAATTGGCAAGGTGGTACACCTCGTGAAGTATCAGAAATAGTAAACAACCTTGTTGAAGGCAAGTCTAACAACACAGGTGAAATTACTTTAGCTGCTAGTGGTGCTACTTCTACAACCATTAGTGACGAACGTATAGGTTTTAACTCTGTAGTATTACTAATGCCAACTACAGCTACTGCTGCTAGTACAACGTATGCTGAATTTCCTTATGGTGCATGGCAAGATAGCACAACACAGTCAGCAGCAAGTACGACTACA